AATTAATAATATTCTGGTATCCTAAGATAGTCTACCAGAATATATTTAATTACCCGAAGCTAGGCCGTTGCTTCATGACGGAAGCTCAGAGCCTCTTCCTTCGGAAGGTTCTCAGAATTCTTTATAACTTTAAAAGAACCTGACGGATGGATTACTCGAATCGGCAAGCCATCATCGACCGCTTTCTTGAAAGACTCGAAGCCTTCCGTTAATTTAACCCAACGGGTTTTGCGGAAAGCTTGGGTTACTTTTTCGGTACGTTTTGCCATGATAATCTCCTATCGGTTGGCGGTTGGTTAAAAGATAATTAATAATATTCTGGTATCCTAAGATAGTCTACCAGAATATATTTAATTACCCTTACAGTTTGTGACTTAGCATTTCAACTTCGATGCCGAGTTTCTGTATAGTTCTCATATTGGCAGGTGTTAAAGTCTTTTGATTTGTAAGCTCTGTTAAGAGTTTTGATTTGTCACAAGCTGGATAATAACGGTATTGACCATAGTCAGAACGCATATTCATTTGGATTTTCATAATCATTCCTCAGTTATTTAATTAATCATCTACTGCTTTCAGAGAAAGCTAAGTAGTAGATTATTAATTAGTTGTGACGGATGGCAGAAAGGAAATACTCAGCTTCCCACAGATCATCACAAGTTGTGATGTGATCTCCGGTGATTGTATTGTGGAGGTCATAACCTCCATTGAAGGAAGATACTTCCACGTCTAGCTCAGAGAAGTCGAAGTTGAGGGATTGGATATTGGTCATGGGTTTCTCCAGTTATTTAATTAATCATCTAGCTAGTTCGTAAGAACTCACTAGATAGATTATTAATTAGTTTCATCATAGACTGTCAAGCCTTTCATCAAAGGCTAGTCGAATCTCATCAGTTGTTGCATTACTGCAACAGTCAGGGTTTGGTAGTTAGTTGGTTGATATCTAATATTATTTTTTATCTTTAGAGATCACTTTGATCTCTCTAAATATAAAAAATAAAACCTTACAAGGTGATATTTCTTTTTATCTCCAAAGATTCTGTAAGAATCTTCATAGATTCTGTAAGAATCTTCATAGATGTGATGCATATGCCACACATTCTGTGTGGGGTGTTGCAGATATATCACATGTCTTTAAATAATCTATAGAGATTATTTAATATACCACCCCCCACCAAAAAAATTGACTCAGCTATATAATATATATACCCCTACCCCCATATACTTAGCAAAAATACAAGGGTCATTTCATCCATATAAAACTATGATGATTTAAACCTAATTATTTTAGGCGGGAGCCTTGACAGAATCTATATACTCCTGTATAATAATCTCTAGAGATTCGAACAAACAGTTATTAGTTATTATTATCGTTTACTATTAATAATTGTTTTAATGTTTATTATTAATAATAATTTTTTAAAAGGTTTTATGTTATCTCTATAGAGTCTCTATAGAGATACTAAAGAGTATCTATGGAGATTACTGAAGAATACATACAGGATCAAGATAATCCTGTAAATACATTGATGACACTAAGTACATTAATGGATGATCTTGTTTTAAAGGAATCACAAGATAGCTTTTTGTCCTTTGTCCGTATGGTTGCTCCTACTCTTGTGTCTGATTGGAAGATGGGTAGACACATAAAGCTACTTTCTGATAAACTTCAGAAAGTAAAGGATGGAGAGATTAAAAGACTTATGGTCTTTCTTCCTCCTCGATCTTCCAAGTCTGTCATATGCTCCAAGATATTCCCAGCATGGTATATAGGTAATAATCCTACACATGAGATTATGTCTATATCTCATAGTGATCAATTAGCTAGTGACTTTGGTAGATCAGTTCGAGATGTAGTAAACACTGATCAGTTTCAAAATGTATTTCCTAATGTTCAAATACGGCAGGATGTACGGGCGGCAGGTAAATGGAAAACAAATCTTAATGGAACCTACTATGCTGCTGGTGTTAGATCACAGATTGCGGGACGAGGAGCGCACATAGCAATACTAGATGATGCTATGTCAGAGGAAGATAGTTTCTCTGAAGCGGGTAGGCGGTATATTAAGGAATGGTATCCTGCGGGTTTGCGTACTCGTATCATGCCTAACGGGTCTATTGTAATTGTGAATACCCGATACCACCATGATGATCTTTGTGGTTGGTTATTAAAACAACAAGAAGTAATGGATATGGAAGCCACTCATAAATGGGAGGTAATTCGTATTCCTGCATGGATAGATGAAGAAGCATCAAAGCTTCTGGACTTACCCGTAGGAAGTTCTTACTTTCCTGAATGGAAACCTGATGAAGTATTACGAGTTGATGAAGAAGAGATCATTGCAAGTAATGGGTCAAGGTACTGGGATTCATTGTATATGCAGAATCCTACACCAGAAGAAGGTGGAATAATAAAAAAGAGATGGATACAAAGATGGGAATATGATGATCCTCCCACCTGTGACTTTGTTATTCAAACATTAGATACAGCCTTCTCGACAAAGAGTAGTGCTGACTTCTCCGTTATTCAAACATGGGGTATCTTTCAGATGCCCGAAGAAAGCTATGAGGGAGAGGAGTATATTGCTAGTAATCTTATTCTACTAGGAAATACCAGAGGAAGATTTGAATACCCTGATCTTCGAAAGATAGCTCAAAATCTACATGAAGAGTATAGACCTGATATTTGTATTGTGGAAAAGAAAGCCAGTGGTCAATCACTGATACAAGATTTACGACGAAGTGGTTTGCCTATTCTAGAGTACACACCAGATAGAGATAAGGTAGCTAGAGTATACGCAGCAAGTCCAGTGTTAGAAGCGGGACGATTGTGGCTACCACAGAATAAAAAATGGGCAGATGATCTGGTTGAAGAACTGCTAAGTTTTCCTAACGGTAGACATGATGATCAGGTAGACGCTCTAGCTATGGCTGTTCATTACATGAAAGAGTCATGGCATCTAACTCATCCAGATGATCCTACCTGGGAAGATGATGTAAATCCCCGCAGACAAAAGAAAGTTGCATACTGGAGAGTTTAATGGTATAATCGTTTTCTAACCAGCAAGGGGTGTAACCGAATGGGATTTCCATTAGAACTTGTAACAATGCTAGGCTCTGGAATATTATCTGGAGTTATGGCTCTTTGGTCACAAAGCATGAAAGCAAAACAAGAAGCTTTCAGCAGAGCTATAAAAGGATTACAAGAACAATCAAAAGCAACAGACCTTGCTAGACGTTACGAGAATACAGGATTTCAGATTACAAGAAGAGTTATTGCAATCTCTGCTGTATTAGCTATTATTGTTTGGCCTAAAGTTGTAGCAGTATTCTGGCCTGATATTTTAGTAACAGTAGGTTATACAGAATTTAATCCTGGCTTTTTCTTTTTAACTGAAGGAAAAGAAATTATAAAGTGGCAAGCTTTACGAGGTTTAGTTCTAACACCTCTTGACACTCACCTAGTATCTGCTATTGTAGGACTCTACTTTGGTGCATCTATTGTAAAGAACTCAAAATAAATGATGTTAGGACTCGTTGTGTGGGATTTTGAAAAAGGAATAAATCATAATCTGATCAGACCAAATCAAAAAGATTCTAAATCTTTTGAATCATACTGGAAAGAATTAAGTAACTATCTTTACTTGAAGTATAAGGATACAAGAAAAAATGGCAATTGAACGAAACCCCTTTGATCAAAAAGGCGATGCAGAAATTATTGAGCTTGATACAAGTAATGGTGCATCTATTGATATAGAAAAGAACGTAAGTTTTGATCTTGATCCTGATGGTGGGGTTATTGTTAATTTTGAAGAAGGTGTAGAAGTAGCAACAAAACCAGATATCAAAGAATGGTTTGAAGACTTAGCAGATAAGATTGACGAGAATGATCTAGAAGAAATAGCTAATAAAGTTTTTGATAACTTTGAATCTGATAGAGATTCTAGAAGTGAGTGGGAGAGTATGTTTGAACGGGGCTTTGATCTTTTAGGATTAAAGCTTCAAGATGCATCAGAACCTTTTGAGGGAGCCTGTACCGCTGTCCATCCTCTCCTTATTGAATCAGCCGTTAAGTTTCAGGCAAAGGCTTCGCTTGAATTATTTCCAGCAGCCGGTCCAGTTAAGTCGCAGGTAATAGGTAGCGAGACTCCTGACAAGATGGAACAAGCTGATCGTGTACAAGAATTTATGAACTATCAGCTAACGGAACAGATGCCGGAATACTTTGACGAATCAGAACGGCTATTGTTTCATCTACCTATTATTGGTTCCGCTTTTAAGAAAACCTATTACGATGCTGCATTAGAGCGTCCTGTATCTGAGTTTGTTCCTATTGATCAATTCTATGTATCATACTATGCAAGTGATCTAAGGAAAGCAGATAGATATACTCATGTAATTTATAGAAGTCCGGTTGACCTTATCAAAGAAATTGATGTAGGTATGTATCGAGATATTGATTTACCAGAAGCTTATGTTCCTGAACAATCATCTATGGCAACTAAGTTAGATACAGTCTTAGGTCTTGCTCAGACAACCGATTCTGATTATCAGTATGTTCTTCTAGAGCAACACTGTTATCTTGAATTACCGGAAGACCCTGAACATGAAGAGGGTGTGTCCCTTCCTTATATTGTGACACTAGAAGAACAATCAAAACAAATTCTAAGTATTCGTAGAAACTATCGACCTGACGATAAAACAAGACAAAAGGTAATGCACTTTGTTCATTACAAATATGTTCCGGGCTTTGGTTTCTATGGGTTAGGCTTGATCCATTTCCTTGGTAATCTAACGATGACTGCTACGGCAGCTATGAGAGCGTTAGTGGATGCGGGTCAATTTGCTAATCTGCCAGGAGGGTTTAAAGCCAAAGGAGTTAGAATTGTTGGTGATAATGATCCGATATCTCCTGGTGAGTTTAAAGAAGTTGAGGCAACGGGAATGGACTTATCTAAGTCTATTGTTCCGCTGCCTTATAAAGAGCCGTCCAATACTCTTCTCGCCATGCTCAATTTTGTTATTGGTGCTGGACAGAAGTTTGCTGACACAACAGAACAGGTAGTATCTGACGCCGCCTCTTATGGTCCCGTAGGTACTACGATGGCGCTGCTGGAAGCCAGTAGTAAATTTTTCTCAGCTATTCATAAAAGGCTTCACAATTCACAACGAGAAGAATTAAAAATATTAGCGCAGATTAATTATGACTACCTGCCTAATGAATATCCATTTGAGGTGCCGGGAGTATCACGACAAGTTCTAAAAAGAGATTTTGATGGAAGAGTAGATATTGTCCCAGTAAGCGACCCAAATATTCCTTCTAATGCTCATCGAATGATGTTGTCTCAGTTAGCTTTACAGTTAGCCCAACAAGCTCCTCCTGGTATGTTTAATATGGAAGAATTGAATAGAACAATTCTTCAGGCAGCTAACATGCCTAATCTTGATCTAATACTTCCACCTGAAGAAAAGCCTAAACCTCTTGATCCTCTATCGGATATTCAAGTTGCAATTAAGGGTAAACCTATTGGAGCTTTTCCAGGTCAAAACCATGACGCACATATTCAAGTTAAGATGGCTTTCATGCAAGACCCTATGGGTGGTGGTCAACCTTTAATGGCAGCAGTTGTTCCTGTATTGCAAGCTAATATTCAAGAACATATTGTTATGAAGTATAAAGAACAGGTTGAGGGTGTTGCTCTAACTATGAAAGATCAAGTGCCGGAAGGTCAGCCTATTACGCCAGACATGGTTGAGTTTGCTATGGCTCAAGCTGCACAACAAGTTCTTCAAGCTAATAATCCACAGATGATGCAACCAACACCAGAACAACAGCTTGTTGAAATTGAAACTATGAAGCTTGAAGTTGAGCGAGATAAGTTACAAGCACAGATGGCTAAAGATGCTGCTAGTGCCGCATTGAAAAATAGAGAATTAGATATTGACGAAAATGAAATTGTTATTAAGTATATTGGAGAAGGTACTAAGGAACAACAAAAACTTGCAGCCGATATGGAGATGAATCAATCTGAACAGGCGGCTAAAGCAATTGAGACTTTGTTGAAGGGAGCCTTAGAGGAACAGAAGCTAGACGATAATAATGCGTATAAAGCTGCAGAACTTCTTACAAGATTAGCTGGAAATAAATTATCATCCGATACAAAAATAGAATCGGAAAGCATGAAAACTGTTACAAATCTTATAAAGGACTTGAGCAATGCGAAAACGAATTAGAAAAATTAAAGAAAAAATTAATAAGTATTGTAATAAATTTAAAAATGTTGTGGGATGCGGTTCCTGCAACTGCCTACCTGAAGGGCATCAAGCTCCTTGTGGTATATGGAAAAAAGTTTTAATTGTAGGTGTAGCATCATTCATTATTGGAGTGATAGTTGTATAAATGAATTTATGGGATGAGATTGTTGATTCATATGATAAAGAATTAGAATCAGTGAGAAGTAATTTATCGGAGGGATCAGCTTCCGATTACGCAACATATAAAGAATTAGTAGGGTTCCATTCTGGAATTTCATGGGCAAAAAGTAATATTCTTTCAATTGTAAAAAAACGATACTATGATAATGAGGAGAATTAACCATGCAAGTTCAAGCTTTAAATAAAGCTATTCAGAATGATCAATGGATTACAGGATTTGAAGAAGACATTCCTGATCCTGAAGTACTACCAGATATTCCTGGTTTCCATGTTTTAGTTAGACCTATCTCAGTTAAGCCAGTAACTAAAGGGGGTATCTATTTACCAGACTCTACAAGAGATGATATTGCCTATCTAACAACTGTTGGAAAGGTTTTAAAAGTCGGTGATCAAGCATATAAAGATGTTAGTAAGTTTACCGGACCACCGTGGTGTAAAGAAGATGAATATGTATGCTACGGAAAAAATGCAGGTATTAAACTTCATTACAAA